TAGCTGCTAATACATTACAGGCATACGTAAACGCAGGTAAATTAGCAGGTGTATCACAGGAAACAATAGATAAAGGACTCAGAAGGTTAGCACAATCAATGAGGGAAGCAGATCAGGGTGTTGCTACGTATTCAGATAGTTTTGACGCATTAGGAATTTCTGTAAGGGCAACAGATGGTACTTTTAAGTCAAGTGAACAGGTTTTAGGAGAAGTAGCAGATAAATTTGCAACTATGGAAAATGGTGCAACAAAAGCTGCACTTGCTATGGAAATATTCGGTAGATCAGGTGCAAATTTAATAAATTTATTAAATGGTGGTGCAGCATCACTAACAGAATTTAACTATGCAGTATCAGATGAATTTGCACAGAACGCTGAATTTTTTAATGACCAGATAGCAGTATTGGCTATAAGATTTGATGGATTTAGAAAACAACTTACAGATGCATTATTACCTGCTTTAAATACTATTGTTGGTGTGTTTAGTGAATTATTTAGTGCAGAAAATGATTTTAGTGGATTTTTTAAGGCTATCGAAATAGGCATTAGAGGTATAGCTATTGGTATATTTGCAACTGTAAAATTAGTAGATGAAGTTATAAGGGTTATAGGTGTTGCAGCAAAACGAGTACAGGGCTTTTTCGACAACATAAAAATACCACCTTTCATACAAAAATTATTAGGTGGTGCAGGTAATATTGCTAAAGATTTAGGTAACAGATTTAAAACACAACAGAAAAGTAATTTAACATCATTACTAGGAGAAGATTTTACAAAAGGTTTTTCAGAAAGATTTACTGAAAGTTTTAATAAAATACAAGAATTATTTAGCGGTTCTACAAACGCACCTGCAAGTTATTTTCAAAAAATAGATGAAGAAGCAGGTAAAGCAGGTGAAACAATAGAAAAAAGTTTTGGTCAAACAATGCGTGATAAGCTAAAAACTTTTGGCGATAGCATAAAAACACTTAAAGAATCAATGGCAGATGTTGTTGTAAAAGGTATAAAAGGTATGGAAGATGCATTAGTAAATTTTGTTACTACAGGAAAACTTAACTTTAGAAACTTAGCAAACTCAATAATTGCTGATATGGCACGTATTGCTATACAACAGACAATTACAAAACCATTTACTAATTTTATTACTGGTTTATTTACTAACGCAAATGGTAATGCATTTGTTAATGGAAAAGTAGAAAAATATGCTTATGGGGGTATTGTTAAAAAACCTACAATATTTCCTATGGCTAATGGCATGGGTCTTATGGGTGAAGCAGGTGCAGAAGCAATTTTACCTTTACGTAGAGGTAGTAATGGTAAGTTAGGGGTACAATCTACAGGTGGTGGTATTGGTAATATAAATGTAAATGTAGATGCATCTGGTAGTTCTGTAGAAGGTAGTGAACAAGGTGGTAGGGAATTAGGTAGGGCTATTGCTGTTGCTATACAATCTGAATTAGTAAAACAAAAAAGACCAGGAGGTTTATTAGCATAATGGCAACTTTTCCTTCTATAGAAGCTAGTTATGGTTTACGTAAAAATTCTGCACCAAAAATAAGAATAGTAAAATTTGCAGATGGGTATGAACATAGAATAAATTTAGGTCTTAGTGAACACCAAAACCCAAAAGAATATAATCTTGCATGGAATAATATTACAGAAACAGATAGCGATACCATAGAAACATTTTTAGATGACAGGGCAGATGACAGGGCTAGTTTTGATTACACACCACCTGGTGAAAGTGCATCATCTAAATTTGTATGTGATAAATGGCAAAAACAGATAAACGTACCTAACAGGGCTACTATTACAGCTACATTTAGGGAGGTGTTTGAACCATGAGTACAGCACCTATTATTACTGATCTACAAAGTATTAATCCATCTGCTGTAATTGAATTATTTGAACTGACAACTGACGCAACATTACATGGTTCTACACAAACTTATAGATTCCATGCAGGTAGTAACCTTAACCTAAATCGTAAATTAGTATTTGATGGTAATGAGTATTTACGCTTTCCTGTTACTGCAGAAGGTTTTGCATATCAACGTGGTCAAATACCTAGACCTTCATTATCTGTAAGTAATGCATTAGGTACGATTACAGCAATATTATTAAACGTAAATACAGTAACAACAGGCAATGATCTGACAGGTGCAACTGTAAAACGTATAAGAACAACTGCTAAATATATTGATGCTGTTAATTTTAGTGGTGGTACAAATCCATTAGGTACACCAGATGCTACTGCAAAAGAGGTTATTACATATACTATTGCAAGAAAATCTGCAGAAAATAGAGATATTGTATCTTTTGAATTAGCTGCACCTTTTGATTTAGCAGGTGTAAGAATTGGTAGGCAATGTACAAGGGATTTATTTCCTAGTATTGGTACGTTTTTATAATGAATTGGAAAGAAGCAGCACTTAAACACGCAAAAGAACAAGACCCTAAAGAATCTGTAGGTGTGTTAATAGTAATAAAAGGGAAAGAACAATATTACCCTTGTAATAATTTATCTACATATAGCCAACAATGTTTTATTTTAGACCCAGAAGATTATGTAAAAGCTGATGCATTAGGGGAAATAACAGCCATTGTACATAGTCACCCTGTTACACCACCATCACCATCACAGGCAGATAAAGTATCTTGTGAGCAAAGTGGTTTGAAATGGCATATTGTTAATCCAAAAACAGAAACATGGGGATATTGTGAACCAACAGGATATAAACCACCACTTATAGGTAGACAATGGGTATGGGGTGTTACAGATTGTTGGTCATTAGTAAGAGATTATTATAGAGAAAATAAAAATATTATTCTTAGAGATTGGGAAAGACCTACAACACCAGAAGAATTTATAGAAAATCCTATGTTTGAAAAATGTGCAGCAGATACAGGTTTTATAGAATTGAATGCAGAAGATAAGTTACGAAATGGTGATTTATTATTTATGTCAATACTTGCAAATGGTTTAAATCATGTAGCGGTTTTTATAGATGGTGATGTATTGCACCATTTAGCAGATAGACTAAGTACAAAAGAACCTTATAACCAATGGTTATTGAAATGTACAGGAAAGAGGTACAGGTATGCTAACTAAACTTAAATTATATGGTGATTTTGCAGATTTTGTAGGTCATAAAGAATTTGATGTAAAAATACATTCTGTAAGGCAAGCGGTTAGTTTTTTAATAAATAATTTTCCAAAGACAGAAGCGTATATGTCACAAAGATATTTTAAAATTTTAGTTAATAATTATGAAATAGAAGAATCAGAAATAAATAACCCTATTGGCTTGGAAGATATAAGTTTTATACCTGTTATAACTGGTGCAGGTGGTTCAGTAGGTAGGATAATAGGTGGTGTAGCTTTAATAGGTTTAACTGTTGCTACAGGTGGATTTGGTGGTGCAGCTATTGGTACTTTTGGATTAGGTGCAGGTTCTATAGGTGTTGGTACATTAGCTGTTGGTATTGGTGCAAGTATGGTATTAAGTGGTGTAAGTGAAATGTTATACCCTTTACCTAAGCCACAAGAATTTAAAAATGAACAAGACCCTAGAATATCATTTGGTTTTAGTGGCATACAACAAAGTTCGAGGGCTGGAAGTAGCCACCCTATAGTATATGGTGAAATATTTACAGGTAGTGTTGTCATAAGTGCAGGTATAGATAATGAACAGGTAAGGGCATGACAAAACCAAAAATTATAAAAGGGTCAGGTGGTCGCAGAAGTCCACCACCACCACCACAACCTACAAGAACACCAGATACTTTACATAGTAGAAGTTTTGCATCTTTTCTTGATCTCGTATCAGAAGGAGAGATAGAGGGTTTTGCATCACCATCAAAAGAAGGGCTATCAAAAGGTACAAATGCATATAACAATGCGTGTTTAAAAGATGTTTTTCTAAATGATACTGCTGTTTTAAAATCTACTGCATCTTCATCTAGTCCTAATACTGCTGACTTTAATTTTCAAAATGTAGACTTTACACCTAGATTTGGTACTGCAAATCAGACACATATACCTGGTATTGAAAGTTCAGAATCTACAACATCTGTAGGTGTAGTAGTTACAAAGGCAACACCTGTTACAAGAACTATTACTAATACAGACGTAGATGCAATAAAGGTAACAATTACATTACCACAAATGCAAGAAGCTAGAGATAATGGTGATTTATTAGGTTCTTCAATTACCTTACAGGTGTTAGTTCAATATAATAGCGGTGGATATACAACAGTTATTACAGATACTATTACAGGTAGAACTGCTGATGCATACCAAAAAGATTACAGGGTAAATATTACAGGTGCTTTCCCTGTTGATATAAGAGTAGTAAGGGTAACTGATGATAGTACATCAGCATCACTAATAAACGCATTCCAATGGACAAGTTTTTCACAGATAATAGACGATAAACAAACCTACCCTAATAGTGCATATTTATCTTTACGTTTAGATTCTCAACAATTTAGCTCTATACCAAGAAGAAAATACAGAATAAGAGGTGTAAAAGTAAGAATACCAGGTGCAGGTGCTAATAGCTCAGGTACGCCAAGTATTGATAACGCTACTGGTCGCATAGTTTACCCTGATGGCTATATATTCAATGGTGTTATGGGTGCAGCTACATATACAAATTGCCCTGCTATGGTTTTATTAGACTTGTTAACTAATACTAGGTATGGGCTAGGAAATCATATAACAGATGCATCATTAGATTTATTTTCTTTTGTAAGTGCATCTAAATATGCAAATACACTTGTAGATGATGGTTTAGGTGGTCAGGAAGCTAGATTTTCTTGTAATGTTCTTTTGCAATCTGCAGATGAAGCATTTAATTTAATTAACGACTTATCAGGTGTAATGCGTTGTATGCCTATCTGGTCAGCAGGTGCTATGACAATAACGCAAGATAAACCAACAGATGCCAGTTATTTATTTAATTTGTCAAATGTAACTGATAATGGATTTAACTATACAGGTAGTGATTTAAAACAAAGACATAGTGTAGTAAGTGTTTCCTACTTTAATATGGACACACAGGAAATAGATTTTGAGGTTGTAGAAGATACTACTGCTGTTAGTAAGATAGGTGTTAATTTAAAGCAGGTAAAAGCATTTGCGTGTACATCAAGGGGTCAGGCTGCAAGATTAGGTAGGGCAATATTATTTGCAGAACAAAATGAAAGTGAAGTAGTAAATTTTACAACATCAATAGATAGTGGTTTTGTAGTTAGACCTGGTGCAGTAATAGAAATAAATGACCCTGTAAGGGCAGGTGTACGTAGAGGTGGAAGGGTAAATGCAGCTACAACAACAACAATAACTGTAGATGATACTGC